TTTCAACCGATTTTCGACGCTGACACGAGCGTGTTCTTTGACCTGAACGCCAAGCGCCAGGACAAAAAGGACGCGCAGTCCTGCTTCGTCCTGTCGGCGATGACGGTGCAGTCATACAAGGATCGGTTCAACGACGATCCGACGACATGGCCCAAGGTGGTGCAGTTCGTGCAGTTCGACTGGTCAACGCCTGACGTGGTTTACGTGGCGGAGTATTACGTCAAGGAACAAGTCAGCGAGACGTTGCGCATATTCCGCTCGCTTGATGGCGAGGAGACCAAGTATTCGGAAGCTGACTTTGAAGACGATCCGGAGCTTGAGCGCACGCTGCTTGCAACCGGCAGCGTCGAGGTCCGGCAGCGCAAGATCAAGCGCCAGCGTGTGCATAAGTACCTGCTGTCAGGCGGCAAGGTGCTGGAGGATTACGGGCTGATTGCCGGGTCAGAGATCCCGATTATTTGCGTCTATGGCAAGCGCTGGTTTGTCGACAACATCGAGCGCTGCCAGGGCCATGTGCGCCTAGCCAAGGATGCGCAGCGGCTGAAGAACATGCAGCTCACCAAATTGGGCGAGATATCCGCATACAGCACGGTCCAGAAGCCCATCTTCACCCCTGAACAGGTCGCCGGCCACGAGCTTGCGTGGGCCGAAGACAACATCAAGCGTTATCCGTACCTGCTGGTGAACCCCGTTACCAATGCGGACGGCGGCGAGCAGCCAATGGGCGCGCTGGATTACACGCGGGCGCCAGAGATACCGCCTGCCATGGCCGCGCTGTTGCAGATCACTGAAACCGACATGCAGGAAATCCTCGGCAACCAGCAGCAAGCCGAGATCATGCAGCCGAACATGTCGGGTAAAGCCGTCGAGCTGATCCAGAACAAGCTGGACATGCAGACGTTTATCTACCTGTCCAACTTCGGCAAGGCGGTGAAGCGCTGCGGTGAAGTCTGGCTCTCAATGGCGCGTGAGATTTACGTCGAGCCCAGCCGCAAGATGAAGGCCATACAGACCACAGGCGAGCCCCGCACGGTGGAGCTAGCCCGGCCGATCGTCAACAAGGACACCGGGGCTATCGAGACGGAGAACGACATAGCCGAGGCCAAGTTCGATGTGGCGGTGGATGTCGGGCCGAGCACGACCAGCCGCCGCGCCTCCGTGGTGCGTGCAATCACCGGCATGATGCAGATCACGCAGGATCCGCAAACGCTGTCCATTCTCGGCTCGATGGCCATGATGAACATGGAAGGCGAAGGGCTTTCCGAGATGCAGCAGTATTTCCGCAAGCAGCTTCTTAAGCAGGGCGTGCTTGAGCCGAACGAGGAAGAAGCGCAGGCGATGGCGGAGGAACTGCAAGCCATGCAGGACCAGCCCGATCCGCAGAAAGAACTGTCCGACGCGCTGGCCAATGAAGCCAGGGCCAAAGCCTCGCTTGCTATGGCGAATACCGAGAAGTCGCTTGCGCAGGCCGAGGAAAGCAGAGCCAACACCATCGTCAAGCTTACCGGCGTGGGGATGGATGAGGATGCAGCTGCGAACCCGACGCCGGCCCCGCGCGATGAAAAGACAGAGCTTGAACTGGAAGCCCTGCGGCTTGAGAACCGAATGCGCAAGAACAAGGTGGACGCGACCGACACGCAGATTGAACAGCTCAAAGCCGAGCGGATGACGAATGACACCATGGTGCAGGCCAGCGAGGCGATGCAGCAGGCTGTGATCGGGCTGAGTGAGAGCGTCTCTGTGATCGGCAGCGCAGTCGGGCAGATGAGCGAGGCCGTCGGCCAGTTCGCGCAGGTGACGAGCCAGAACGCAGACAAGGCAATCGCTGCGCTGTCGCGTCCCAAGCGTGTCGTGCGCGAAAAAGGCCGGATATCCAGAATTGAAACTGAAGGCAGCGAATAATGGCCGCAGGTAACTGGATCGTATTTAACAGGGCCAAGCTGAAGCTGGCGAATGGGACATTCGACCTCGACACGCAGACATTCAAGATGGCGCTGACCACGTCATCGCAGGCGCTCGACGCGACGTTCGTCGGCGGGTCTACTAATTGCCTATATGCGGACCTCACGGCGGAAGTGGTCGGCACAGGCTACACCGCAGGCGGCAAAACGCTGACCGCCACATGGACGCAGGCGGTCGGCACGATCACATTTGACGTCAATGACGAGGCTTGGACGTCCAGCACGATCACCGCAAAATACGCCGTGATCTACGCCGACAATACCAACGACGACTTGTTGTGCGTTGTGGACCTGGACACGGGCGGCGGAAGCGTTTCGACTACGGCGGGAACGCTCACTGTGACCATCAACGCAAGCGGCGTGTTCACCCTAGCATGAGCTTCCTGATGGGTCTCTGGATCGGCGCGATAGTCGGCGTGTTCACGATGGCGCTGATGTTTTCTGCCAAGGAGACTGACTGATGGCCGACAATTTGGGCTACACTCCCGGCTCTGGCGCAACCGTCGCCTCCGACGACATCGGTGGCGTGCAGCATCAGCGTGTCAAGATCGGCGTAGGGGCTGACGGCGTTGCAGTTGATGTGTCGTCCGACAACCCGATGCCCGTGTTGGTGTCCGACCCATCGACGGGAACCGCCTTCGGCCCGATCACCACGGCCAACGTGGTCCTGTTCTCGGCCATCGACACAACCGGCGAGCGCTCCATTGTCCTGCAACTTACCGGCCTGTGGGATGGCGCGATCTACCTGCAAGCCTCGCAGGACGGCACGAATTGGTTCGATGCTCCGGGGACATGCGCGACCAACGAGATCGTGCCGACAAACACGTTCTATTCGCCGTGCCTGATCGTCATCCCGGCGACGGCTCGCTATTTCAGGGCCATCACCAGCCTAGACTTCAGCGGCACAGTGTCGGGGCTCTACTCGCAGCGTGCCTTCGACGTCGCGCCGTTTTTCGTCAGGAACACGCTGACGGACGTGTCCAGCGACGTGCGGATGCCGGTCGCGGGCGTTGATCCGCTGGGCAACCTGAAGCAGATCGCGGTGTCTGAGTTCGGGCAGGTGATGCCTGCCGATGGCCGCGTCATTCAGGGCTCGCTGTCTCGCATCGGCACCGTCTTCATGGTGGAGACGACAGGCTACAACAGCATTTCCGTGCAACTGTTTGCGCAAGTCGCTTTCTCTGGCGTCACGGTGACGTTCCAAACCTCAAACGACTGGACGACATGGACGGCGGTGCAGGGCTGGCCTGTGGCTGGCGGTACGGCTTTAATCACAACCGCAACGGCGGCAGGGCATTGGATATTCCCGGCGCTAGGCCGCTATTTCCGCGTGCAGGTCACAGCCTACACTAGCGGCGTGATCGGTGCGGTTGGCGTGCTGAAGTCCGCGCCTGCGTTCTACCCGGCATCACAGCCTGAAATCACCATTCAGCGAATATCCGGCTCAACAGTTGTGACGGCGGTCGCTGGTGTTATGGCGGTAGGCGGCAACATTGCTGTCGGCGTAGCCCCCACGGCCAACCCGACCCCGATCGGCGGATGGGATGGAACAAACACTCGCCGCATCCTGACCGACGCAGTCTCGGGCGGCATTGCACTGGGCGCGAACGGGGCAAGCAACGGCTCCACGATGACCACGCTCATCAGCGCGGCGACGAACAACCTCACGCAGCTCAAGGCCACGGCGGGCAAGATCCACCTGATCGACATCCAGAACACCAACGCGGCAATCCGTTACCTGAAGATTTTCTCGCTGCCATCCGCATCGGTCACGATGGGGACAACTGCGGCGGTCGGCAACTTCAGCATTCCGGGCTCGGGCAAGCTGCAAATCGAGACGCCGCTGGGCCTCAACTACGGCGGCACAGGCATATCCTACGCAATGACAACCGGATCATCGCTGACCGACAACACGGCAGTCGGCGCAGGCGACCTCATAGCCAACTTCCAATTCGTCTAGGGGACCATCATGGCGCTTTTTGATGAACTGAACGAACACCGCGCGGAGATTGCAAACAGGCGTGCAAATGCCTTGGCGGTCGCTGAGGCCCTGACCGAAGAACTTGACGAGCTGGACCGCATCATCACTGCAGCGCAGCCCGCAGCCGATGAGATAGCGCAAAAGAAGCTCGCCAAGATCGAAGCGCAAGCCGTCGAAATCGCTGAAACTGTCGTCGCCGCAAAATAAGCCGCGCAACAAAGGGAATTACTTATGGCTATCTCGCAAAACATCGTCGGCGCTCCAGCAGCAAGCGGCAACAACGCCATCGTCAGCGGACGCGCTGGCCAGCTGGGCGACGTGATCACCTCTGACCTGCACGGGCGCTATTACGAGACGAACTATCGCGGCGCTGCATTCTTCGGCGGTCACGCTGCGGTTGCGGCGCTGTCGGCCAACACGATCTCGCTAACGGCGACAACGACCCCGATATTGGGCGTCTGGAACCCGACGTCCAACACCAACAACCTTGTCATCTTGCAGGCTTCGCTGAACTGCTTCTCAAGCAACCTGACCAGCGGCGCAGGACCTGGCGCATTTGTCTGGGCGCTGTCGCTCAACAACGGCGCCATCTCGACGGGATCGAACCCCTACAACGCGAAGACCATGTTGCAGTCGGGATCGAACGCCAAGTTCTTCGCGGGCTCCACGGCGCTGACCGGCTTGAGCAACAACCTCGTCATCATCGGCGGCGCTGCCCTGCCATCGCCTTCGGGCCTGACCTACACCACGCTCGCGTCAACCGCGCTGCTGCCGTCTTATGTCGGACGTGAAGACCTTGACGGACTGTTCATCGTGCCTCCGGGCGGCGTGCTCGCCCTGCTCAATACGACGTCCTCGACCACGTTCTCAGCGGTCGGCAGGATCGCTTGGGAAGAAGTCCCCGTCTAATCGATGTTCCTAACTCTTCTTCAACAGCAGGCAGCAGCAGGGTCCGTCACAGTCACGCCGGGCACAGGCTCGCTGACGCTGACGGGCTTTGCGCCGGCGGTTGTCGCTAGCGCCCTGCTAACGCTGGGTGTCGGATCGCTGACGCTGACCGGCTTTGCGCCAACGGTCACAACATCCGTGACGGTGACGCCCGGCGCTGGCGCGCTGGCCTTGCAGGGCTACGCCCCCACGGTCGCAACATCGACCAATGTGTCCGTCACGACAGGCTTGGGCGCGCTATCCCTGACCGGGTACGCCCCCACGGTAACCGCAAGCGCACCGCAAATTGTCGGCGGCGGCGGGCCGGGCAATCAAGGCCAGAGAGCGCCTCCAGCCAAGCGCAGCCAGGCGCACGAATGGGAGCTTGAGCTACAGCAGGCTGCGAGGCTGGCCAGCATCGCCAGAGAGCTGGCGACCTCCGATCGCCCGCAGGCCCGGCGGATCGCCCGGAAGCTTGAAGATTACACCGGCGACGTCAAACAAGCCGAAAGCCTGCGCCGTGAGCTGGCAAAACTTGAGGCGGTGCAACGCGAAAAGCAGTTTCGCAACGAGATTGAGCGCCAGAAAAGCCAGGATCTGCAGGACGCGGCGCGGGAACTGGATGCCATACTGGCAGACGATGAGGACGCGTTGGACCTGTTGATGGCAAATTATGACCTAGAGGCAGATTTGCTGTTGGCCGTTTTTGGGATAGGACGATTGATTTAGCCGGTCCACCAGTCAGCCGGATCAAATGACTGAGCAAGGAAGCGCTAAGATGTTTGAACCAGACGAGAAAGAAGTCATTGACCTGGAACCGGCGGCCGAGACGGCCCCGGACCCCGTTGCGGAGGGCGAGACGCCGCCAGCGGAAGCGGAAGAGACTGAGCTTGTCGTCAGCATCGGCAACGAAGAGCCAACGCCCGATCCGGTAGCCGAGGAAACTCGGCAAGCGCCGGAATGGGTCAAGGAACTTCGCAAGCAGAACCGCGAATACCAGAAGCGCATACGTCAACTTGAACGCAACACGCAGGCCGCTCCCGCGGCGCAGGGTGAGACCAATACCGCCCCGCCAAAGAAGCCGACGCTTGCCGATGTGGACTACGACACAGGCGCTTACGAGGAGAAGCTTGACGGCTGGTACAAGGC